GCAGCGCTGATCGCTGGATGACGGAGATGGGTGAAAGCCTGCTCGCCAATAAGCCCCTAGAGGCCGCGAACAAGTTAAGGGCGGTGGCGGGCTGGCTTGAGCGCCATGCTTCCCGCGAAAAGCTTGGGCTCTGGTTTATAAGCGAGACGACACTGCGGCCCCGGACATTGCGGGCGGGCGATTTTATTGATGCGCCTGAAGGGCGGGCGGCAATCGCGACTGGCTTCTTCTATCAAGCCCCGGTCTACCTGCACGAGGATGAGCTTGAGAGGCTCTTGTCGGCGGAGCTGCCTGGCGCAGTGCCGGCCGGAACCTCCGTAACACAGAGGTGCGCAAGCATCCCGCGACAGAAGCGTGGGGCTAAACACAAAGTTGATCCCATAGCATTTGAACGAGAGTGCCGCCGTATCATTGCCTATCGAGGCATGCCGGATCCTGCGCTGGATCCGCTGTGGACCAAGGCGGAACTGGAACGCCAGATGTTGGAATGGCACGGTGACAAGATTGGAGAGCGGCGCAATCGTGATCTTGTGACGCAAGCTCTGGAGATCTTCGCCGCTGAGGGCAACAAAGGGCAATAATTCAATACCGCCCTGCAATGCCAATAGTGCCCGACAACACTGCCGTTGTTCAGCAATCATTGCCGCTGTTCGCAATTCTTTGCGAGCAGAAAGGAAATCAAATGATGAAGGACAGTTTGCCGATGGCGGTTTCCATTCCGAGGGCCGCTGAGCTTCTCGGGGTGGGGCGAAGCAGCATCTACAAGCTGGTCAACGCGGGACGTCTGCCCAGGCTGAAGATCGGCAAGAGGGCCCTCGTTCCTGTCGGAGCGCTCAACGACTTCATGGCCGAGCTGTCCCGTGAGGCGGCCTAACGGGTGTTCAAAATCCCTTCCCGAAAGAATTGCGGCGGCCAGCGCGAGCAACGCTGAAACCGCCGGCAGATCAAAGGATAGCAGCATGTCAGATACTCCTTCGGCGTCCCCTGATGCAATGGCGAAGAGTGCACTCAAAGGTTGGACCGTCACAAGTAACCTCGTTGTGGAGGGCATTTTTTCCCGTGGGCCAAAGCAATGAGCCGGGCCCGTCACCAGCACCGCTTCCCCGTGCTGCCTTCCAGCGGCTTAGCGGCAGGCCAAGAGGACGACCGGCGGTGGTTCCAGCGCAACCCTTCCGCCACTTGGCGGCTGCGTCCGGTGCTACCTGGGGAAGCGCTGGCACTCTGTCGGCATAGTTGGGCGTTGGCGCTTCAAGCCGGCGAACCGGCGCCGGACATCCTTATCCCTCCCGATGAAGCAACCCATGTGCTGACTGTCCAGGTTCGCCCCGGCGTGCGAACGCGGGATGCATGCCGCCCACCCCCAGAGGGCGCAGAGCGTGACGTCTGGGCGACCATTACATCGGCGAAGATACTGGCCCAGGCGCATGCAGCGGTGGCGTCTTTTGCTTCGACAACTGGAGAGGCTCGAGCTGAGGCCCTGGCATGGGCGACGCTGCCCCCGGGGGCCAGTGACCTAAGTCGCTCAATGGAGGCGGACCTGCGTCAGAAGGGGAGAGCCTTGCGTGAGGCTATGGGGCAGACCAGGCAGTGAATGAAAACGGGCGGCTGCGTTGGAAGCGCGAGCCGCCCTTAATCCTGAGAGGTTTAGAATGAGCATCACAAAGAATAGTGCAGTTGGCCAGATTTGCAAAGAAAACCCGTACCAAGCGGTCGGCACAAGACCCTCGTCTACCGATCTCGTTGAGGCGGGTGCGGACGAGCTTTCGATCCTCGAGCACACCCACAATCGGCTCACGAAGCTCTGGCAGGCTGATGGCACGATAAAGCAATACGACGACGCGGCGCAATTCAAGCTCCGCAGGGCGAAGGTGTGCGGCATCAAGGAGCTCTCGGCGCTCCTGCTCAAACTGGAGAAGAACCCTCATGCCTGCCTGATCCGTGGGCGCTATGTGGGCGACGATCTGGCCTCCGCCAGGCAGGGGCAGGAGTTCCAGAAAGGGCGTGTCCGAAGGCGGAAGACGGGCTTTGACGACCAGCCCCTACATACGATCTTGATCGAGATCGATGGCAAGAGCTTCACGCCCAGCTGTGACCCGGTTGAGGAACCCGAGAAGGCGATCGAGGAGCTCATCCTGGCCAAGCTCCCACCCAACTTCCACTATATTGATTTCCATTGGCAACTCTCGAGCTCGGCGGGGGCACCCAAGTATGCCGGCAAGCTCAAGGCCCATGTCTGGTTCTGGCTCGCACGGCCCTGCACATCCAGGGAACTCAAGACCTGGGCGGAGCTAATCGATCTCGAGGCCGGTGAGGACATTGACGCCTCGGTCTTTGACAGTATCCAAGCCCATTTCACAGCGACGCCGGTGTTTGAGGCGGGCGTAGTGGATCCGGTGCCGGTGCGGTCAGGCTACTATGAGGGTATTATTGGCGATGAGGTTTACCTCGATATCGGGCCCTTGCTCCGTGAGCATGAGCGGAAACTCGAAATGGAGCGCGCCGAACGGATCGCGCGTTCTCCGTCCGGGGATGGCCTGATCGACTGGTTTAATGCCAAGCATTCGATTGAGGATGTCATGGTCGATGTTGGGTATCTCACCGAGGATCACAAACATTGGCGCTCTCCGCTCCAGAGTACGGGAAGCTTCGCCACCATGATCTTCGAGGACGGCCTTCGGTGGGTGTCGAAGAGTGGATCAGATGCTGCGGCCGGTATCGGGATGGAGAGCAAGGGCGGCGCCCGCACGGGCGATGCCTTCGACATCTACCGCTTCTTTAAACACGACAACGACCGCAGAGCGGCACTGAGGGCGGTGGCCGCTATGCGGCAGGAGGCCGAGGGTGCAGGTGATTTCGAAGACGTCTCCTGCAGCCATGATGAGGAAGACACTGGCAAGGTGGAAACGCCCAAGCGGCGGGGCCTGGTCCAGATGGACCAATTCATTGACGAATTGCCCACTCCCGACTTCATCATCGACGACGTGATGCAGCGCGGCTGGCTGTACTCGATGACCGCGCCCACGGGGCACGGCAAGACCGCGGTGGCTTTGGAGATGGCTTTGCGGGTCGCCACCGGCACGCCGTTGGGCGAGGCTGGTTGCGACCAGGGAAGCGTTGTCTACCTCGCCGGTGAGAACGCCGACGATGTTCGGGCCCGATGCCTCATGGCGGTGGAACGGGAGATGGATAGGTTCAGCGAACACAAGCAACTTCCGATCTGGTTCCTCGATCGTGTCATCCGGGTTGAGGAGAATATTGATTGGCTCTTCAAAGAGGTCGAGAAGATCGGCGGGGCCAGCATGGTGGTTGTGGATACCGCGGCGGCCTATTTCGCGGGTGACGACGACAACAACAACGTCGAGATGGGCGACTACGCTCGCATGCTCCGGCGCCTCTGTGCAGCCAACGGGCGGCCCGCTGTCCTGGTGCTGTCCCACCCGGTAAAGAACCCCTCCAAGGGCAACCTACTGCCCAGGGGCGGCGGCGCGTTCCTGAACGAGGTGGACGGCAACCTTCGTCTCTGGTCCGAGCAGAGGGGCGTCACCGAACTGCACTGGTGCGGCAAGTTCCGCGGCAAGGAGTTCGAGCCGGTTACCTTCAAGCTCGAGGAGGCCAAGTCGAGCCGCTATGTCGACAGCAAGGGGCGCCGGATGTCGTCCGTCATCGCTTCCGTGATGTCTGCCGCCGAGGTGGAGCAGGCGAGCGCGAAGCATCTCGACCTGTCCAAGCGGGTGCTGCAGAGCTTCCTGACGCACCCGGCGGCCTCGTTCGATGAGCGGTGCCGCCTGCTCGGCATGGTGAGCGACAAGGGCACTGCCAAGAAGGGCAGTCTTTCGAAGATCATTGAACGGCACGTTGAGGCGAAGTTCCTTGAGAAGGAGGAGTTCGGCACCGTCTACAAGCTCACGAACAGGGGGAAGGAAGCGTTGCGGAACGCCGCTAGCCACCCAGAGACGGAGCCCGCTCACCCGGATCTCTCGGCCTCCGAGGGGGTGAACGGGCGCACGGAAGCAATCTGAACGGCTGTGAACGGGCCAGAAAACAGCCGTTCACGCTCTCGAAAAAAAGAGGGGGCGTGAACGGCACTTTTGGGCCTCCGAGGGGGTCCGTTCACCGTGAACGTTCACGCCGTTCACGGTGAACAGAAGTCAAAAATAACTCAATAAAAACAATAGTTTGATGAGGGACTGAGGTGAACAGTAGGGGGCTTCTGCCCCTACTACTGTTCAGTTCAATCGTTCACCGTTCACGCTTCTCTTTTTCTAGGGGGTGAACGATTGAACGGACGTAGGGTCAACCACCCCTCCGGCGGCAAGGTGAACTAGCGGAACCTTTCAAAAACCCGACAAATCCAGTAGGATATTAGACATATCTCGCGTTTTCAAAACGGAGCCACGGCAATGATGAACGACACCATCACGATCGACCACGGGGGGCGGCCGATCGAGTTCGGCCCGGATGAACGGGAGCACCTCCTGGATCTGATCGCTGGTGGGATGGGGAACGATAAGGCTTGCCGGGAAGTGGGCATCTGCCGGGCGACACTGTATCGGACGCTGTCTCGAGATCCTGACTTCTGCGCCGCCTATGACGCCGCCAAGCGCGGAGCGGTGGACGCGCTGGTTGATGAGGGCGAAGAACTGGCGGAGAGAGCGCTGCACGCACAAACGGGCGTAGAGGTCGCTGGCATAGCTCTGAGGATCAAGTTCCTGTGGTGGAAGGCTGGGCGGATAGCACCGCGCCGCTGGGGTGATCGTGCCGAAATGCACGTCACCGCGTCAGTTTCCGATGACGCTCAAGAGATGGCGAAGCGAGTGGCGTTCCTTGAGGCATTGGCGACCCATTAGACTGACCATGCGACCCAAACAGCTAAGCTTCGATAGCATTACGCGCGATCTTTTGTAGCGCTGCTAAAGCAGCTTGACATGATGGGTTGCCGCCCGTACACCTACATGCAGCGTTACAGCACTACAGAAGGAGCGGGCAGATGGCGGTCTACGGATATTGCAGGGTCAGCACGATGCGCCAGGCTGACGAGGGACTGAGCCTCGATGTACAGCGCCGTCAGATCCGCGGATACTGCGACATGCACGGCCTCGAGCTCACCGGCATCACCGTAGAGGAGGGGGTTTCCGGCTCGGTGCCGATCAGCCAGCGGCCGGCTGGCGGTACTCTCTTCGCCGGGCTCAAGGCTGGCGACATGGTGATCGCTAGCAAGCTGGACAGGTTATTCCGCAGCGCCCTCGATGCCCTTCAGGTTGTCGAGGATCTCAAGGCGCGCGGCGTCAAGCTCCACCTCCTCGACCTCGGCGGCGACATCGCGGCCAACGGCCTCTCCAAGCTGTTCCTGACCGTTGCGGCTGCTTTCGCTGAGGCTGAGCGCGACCGCATCCGCGAACGCGTGGCACAGGTGAAGGCTGACCAGAAGGCCCAAGGCCGCTACCTGGGCGGCTCGAAACCCTTTGGCTTCGACGTGGTGGATGGCGAGCTCGTCAGCAACGAGGATGAGCAATCGGCTATTGCTGAAATGAAGCGGCTGCAGGCTGCTGGGAAGAGCCTGCGCGCCATCGCGGCCGTCATGAAGGAGATGGGCCACGACCTATCGCACACTGCCGTCCAGCGCGTTCTGCGGGGCGTGGAGGGCTGATCCATGAGCCTGACCGTCGAACCCGGCCGCTTCATCGGCCAGCCGCTCATCACCAAGGCCATCGCTGAAAACGATTTCATCGTCCTCATCGACGGCCTGCGGGTCGGGCGGATCTTCCTGCGCCCTGTGGCGAATGGCGCTTCACACTGGTTCTGGACCATCACAGGACCGAGCCTCGTGCAGGCCAAACTGAGCTCATCGGGGCAGGGTGACAGCCTCGAGGAGGCGAAGAAGGCGTTCCGTGAGCGGTTCGATCAATGGCTGGCGTGCGCGCTAGGCGCTGACGTAGCGGTCTATTGGCATAGCGACGTACCAGCAACCCAAAGG